CTCCACAATCAGAGTCTTCATCTACAAGCTCTGCTCTTACTGTTAAATAAGCAGGTAATAACTTTGCAAGCTCTTCTGAATCTATGTAGTTCCAGTAGCCAAATCTAAAATATATTTTATTTTCATCAACTGATCCTATTTCATAAGAACCAAATTTTTTATCTATTTTCTTTAAAGTTTTAATATCTATTCTCATTTTTGCCATTCTTTAGTTATATTAGTATCTGATTTTAATAATCCATTGTCTATAATATGTAATGCAGCTTCTTCCATTATACCTTTCAATATATTGGACCATTGTTCCGCGAATTGTTCTTTACATATCGTATCTATTTGATCATGGACTGTCATGACCAATTTAACAGGGTAATTGTGCTTTCTAATAGCATTTCTTACCTTTGTTAGTGCTAACTTAGTCATATCTGCTCCCGTACCTTGTATCGGCGTATTTTTAGAAGCACGTTCTATACTACCAAGTATCTTGAAATCGTACTTAGACTGTTCCCAATTCTCAAACCATCTTATTCTTTCGTAAGGTTTAAAGGTTCTTATGTAACCATAGTCTTTACCGAAAGTTCCAAGTTGTCTGAGAAACTTTTTTATAGAAGGAAACACTGTAAAGTATTTGTTTATCATTTCTTTAGCTTCTGGTACTGTAATACTTAATGTATCAGCTAATTTAAATTCACTCATACCATAGGCTAAACCAAAATTAATACTCTTTACAGCTGTTCTTAGTCTTTTTCTTTCTGTAGGATCATGTTCAGCGTCTATCCATTCTTTACCAAATATTAATAAAGCGCATATAGAATGTAGATCCTTGCCTTCTTTTAATGCTTTCAACCACACTGGATCTTGTGATCCGTATGCTATAATGCATAATTCTTGTGAAGCAAAGTCAGAAGAAACAAAAACTTCATCTTTATTCTCGGGTATGAACGCATTCCTGTATGTATTATCACTTGGAATCTGTTGCATATTAGGAGATCTTGATGAAACTCTACCTGTATTTAATACTTGTTGAAAAGATGTATGTATTTTTCCATCGTCATGTAAATATTTATAAAAATCAGGACCATAAGCATTATATAATTTAGCTTGTTCCTTATATCTTATATATTTTTTTACTATGGGATGTATATCTCTATGTAAATATAACATCTTAGCATTTACGCTATCTAATTCAGGTATGATTGATTGAAAGAGTTTTTTTACTTGTGTAGGAGAACTCCACAATATATTTACTTTTCTAAGCTCGCTGAGGTCTGTAAACATATCAGTTTGTATCTCTTTTAGTCTAAATCCTTCGAATAAATCATCTTCTTCTATAAATTGATCTAATCGAGAGAGCGCCACAGTCAATTCTTCTCTTACTTTAACATAATTTGCTTCCCATTTATCTTTATTTAGATAAATACCGTTGTATTCTATATCTGCAAAAGCTAAGGCAGCTTGATTTTCTAAATCAATTACATTTTGTAAATGATGTTCTGTAATTAACTGCAGCTGTTTCTCTCTTATTTTTATTAGAAATTCAGTATCATTCAATGCATAACGCAATTGTTCAGTAGAATATGCTCCTTTATGACCAATGAATGAACTTCTTGTGTCTTTAGTCACATATATATCTAAATATCTATCTAAAAGAGAGTCTAAACTGTATTTTAGACTTGTCTTTCCACAATTTATAACTTGATCAGCAAGCATAGTATCATATATATGCTCTGTTTGTATATTATTTGCTAATAAAAACTTGTAATCAAATTTTACGTTGTGAAATATCTTTAACACTTTATTTGTTGAGAATAAAGGAGCTAAAGGTTTAATATCTACTGTTTGACAATCAAATATATAATTATTCTCTTGTGTAGATATTTGTAACATTAATATTTTGTCTTTAACCCAGTTTAAACCAGTAGTTTCAGTATCTATTGATACTACAGCTGCTGTTTTTAACCCTTTAATAGCCTCATCAAGTGTGATTTTTTCTATTTCTTTAGTTAAAACTTGTCCTATATTGTTTGTTACTATATAATTCATATTAAATATTCTAAGTTATTTGAAATCCTCCTGATTCTATCATAAACTCGGCAAATTCTTTTAGATTCTCTTCACTAAAAGGATAGCTTCCTTTATGTTCCCTTTTATTCCATAGCTCTTTCCATGATTTTATATGTTCTTCTGGGTAATCATTAGGCACAATAGTTTCATCGCCTGTTTCTGCTATGACAACTTCTCTAAGTATATCTAAAGCTTTCTCGATTTGATTATTGTGCTCTTGTGCAAGCTTATACTCTCGCATATATTCTTCTTCATAATCACGTGGATTACCTTCAGCTATATCCCATAGTATAAGTTCGCCCCATTTCTTAGCAATTTTACCATTGACTTTTTTCATTGAGTTATCAAAGCCCCATGTTTCTATTTTATCGTCTATTACACCGTGATGTTTAGCTAATACACATGCATAGCTCCACATAGGTCTCCAGTACCACCAGTTATTTGTAAAATTATGTCCTGGAACTTGTTTATCATACTCGTCTAGAGCATCCCAAAACTTTTGTTTTTCTTCCTCACTTGGTTCTTTCTTCCAATCTATTGTTGGATGTTCCAAATTTTTAGGGTTACGAGGAGATAACCCATAACAATCTACTCCCATAATATATTTATTTATTTATTTTGTTATAATTCTTATAAAATTGTCTTGATTCTTTTATAAATCCTTTTAAATCATCTATATGTTTATCACATTTGTCTAATACTTCTAAACAATACTCTCCATCATCACGTGATCTAGATAGTGTGTCTAAAATGTTCTTTTTATTAAATTGATATATATCGTACATAATTAATTGATTTTATAGATAGAGACAAATGATAGATGTATCTGGTTCTGTACATCAACACCTATCAAATGCATTACTCTATCCCGGTTATTATTGTTTATGTTCGTTTATTAAATACAACCATAGGATAAATCCAAATATGACTGCAGTTGCTAAACCTAACATCTTACCATTTTTTGTTTCTTTGCATTCCAACACTTCTGGTTTTTGTACATCTTTTTCTTTGATGGACAATATCCTTTGTATGAACTACAACTACTTAGTAAAAATAAGCCTGTTACGGCTAACGCTAAAAATACTCTTAATTTTCTCATGACTTTGTTATTTTGTGTGAATTAATAATTTTAGTGATTATACTTTTGGTCTTTTTATCTTTACCAAATGTATCCACTAACTCTTTTATCGTGTGGTCTTTAGACTCGACCAAAGCGTTGAGCCTCGCTACTTCTCTTCGCAAGGCTTCAACTGATTCCATTAAAAACTTGTCCATTACCAAAATCTTTTAAGATCTTTGGGCTGAAACGTCCAACGACTTGTGCTTAATGGTTCTTTTGGATCAATATCAAACCATAAATCTAATTGTGGTCTGATACCGTGCTCTGCAGTGTTAACAACAATATATTGATCTTGTGCAGGCATATAGCTCTCGGAAAACATATATTTTCTTTGTCCCGTGTCTATATTTTCTATGACATCAATAACAGTTATTGCATGTCCTGGAAATCCACCTTTAACAAAGATATCTCCAGGCATTGCCCATCCTGTCTTTAATTCAAATGTATCATACTCATCAACCGACCAAGTACCAGCATATCTCCAGATTATATCTAAATACATTCTGAAGTTTTTGTATGATGGTTTTCTTTGATTGTGAGTATAAATAATAACTACGCTACCATCTTGTTTAACCTTTGGTCTGTATCCAGCTAAATATTGTAGATAACCAAACTCTTGACCGTTGGTAAAATGATATCTAATTCTATGATACTGTTCGTTGTCAAACTTATGTAACGCATTAAAATAAATAGCTGCGTCTGCGCAATGATGTAAGTCTTCATTGCCGATATCATAATCAAACTTTACTTTGTAAATAGTATTTACACCGTAAACATTTTTACCATCATAAGTTTTAACATAGTCTTCTGATAGCGGTTGTTGTATAACCCAAGCATGGAAATCATTTTGAATGACTCTTTCCCATCCTTTAGGAATATTTACATTGTCTGCTATAGTAAGCTGTTGTGCATTAGCCAGACTGCTGACTAATAACACTAATATTATTATATTTCTCATTTTATTATTGTGTTTGAAAGTTATTAAAAAGATAGAGCCTGGTAGGTAGGTAATCAGTGCTTTTACATACATGGATTACTTACCGTTCACCCCAGGATTCTCTATCTAATTATTTTATTTAACTAAAGTATGCGGAACTGGTTGTTCAAAGACAACCGCATAAGACATCAGCTCTTCTATAATAGATTTGCTTTTAAGTCTAAACGCATACTTAATTTGTTCATGAAATTGTTTAGGATAAGTTGATATTAAATAGTTATACTTATCATCGGTTTCTAATTTTACAACAGTGAACTGTCCAGTTTCAATGCTGCGAAGAATAGTGTCTTCTTGAATTGTTTCTAACATGATTTTATTGATTTACTTTGTTATTAATTGATTTACTTTAAGAAAATGTCTCCCTGTCGAGACATAATCTATCACTCGTTAACTAAACTAACTATAAAGAGGATATGACAGGCTATCCTTGTACCATTAAGTGGTAGTTTGGTTGTGGTGTCCCTTCATCATCAAAATCAACTGAAGCAACAAGTTGTTTCATTTTGACTATTTCGTATGAAGCATAATCACCTTGAAAAGAATTACGATGGGTGTCCATCATACTTTCTGCTTGTTCGCGAGATCGAACTGGTTTAAAATACTGTGTACCGTTCTCCGTGAGAACTCTCGCTTGGTACCAAATCATTTCTCTATCCATTTTTCTTTGTAAATATGTTAAGAGATGATAGAAAAGCTCTGAACTTTGTCCAAGTGACATTAAACTCGTATAAAACATTTGGATGAGCTTGTAAAAACTCTTTCCAATTGTGAAATGTCTGTATATCTGTATCATCTTTATAATGAACACAAATAATACCTGTGTCAAGCTGGATTATCTTGTCTATACTTTTATGATTAAACTTGATGTTTGCCATAATTACTATTATTAAATTAATTAATATCTATATCGTTCAAGACCTTTGTTAATCTGTTTACTACTCTTACCATTTACATTATAACATTGTCTTGAACAACTTGATAGTACTATTACTATCCCTATTAAAAATACTATTAAGTATCTCATCTTATCATATACATAAAGACTAACACAAAAATAAATGTAATATATGTATACAATAGAGTTCTAACCACAACACTTTGTACTTTGTTGTGCTTGTGCCAACCAGCAATCTTATTACCTTGTAACACTTTGTTCAAAAAAGAAAACATATGAATTATCTTGTTTCACTTTGGTCTGAAAAAATAGGCGAGCGCGCAGCGTGAGCCACGCACTATAACCTACTCCCGTAAACCAAACAATGATTTATGAACCGAACTCTTCTTCTATCGGAGTTTCAACCGACTCTTCTACACTCTCTTCAGAAGGCTGATGTTCTTTCGCAACTGCAAAATTAGCGTCTGCGGATTCGGATTCGATAGGCATTCTACCACTATCCAATATCATTCTTCTTACTCGAGATTCAAAACCTGCGTCTGTTTCAAATCCTAATACAAATCCTGTATAAGTAGAAACTTCACGCGTAGTTTCATTACCGTCCTTATCAATATCTTTAATGATATAAGGCTCGACATTAGCTGTGTAGATAGTTCCGTCTAATAAAGAACCAACTGGCAAATCATATAACCAATGTTTCTTATCATCAAGATAAGTAGATTCCCAACTTAAAACTTTAGTAGACTTTCCAACTGTATCTAACTGATACAATTTACCGTCACTACCTGTAACGGTTCTTTTACCGCCTGAAGATACTGTGAAAGCTTTATACTTTCTACCATTCTTATCTTCCATAGGCTCGCTTATAGCGTCAATTTTTACAAATTCCATAATTATGAATTTAGTTTCGGTTATGTTTCGCTAAATGCAAGGGTATAACCATTATCCCTTATAACAATATCTTATGTGTGAGGCATACAAATAGGTAAGCGTTATACTTACCTATCTATGTTACCAATACATTCCTACTAATTAGGTAATAGTGTTAAGATACTCATCTTCTAATCTTCTATCTTCATCTTCCATATTCTTCTTTTCCCAATGTTCGTTACTATGAACATATTCCTGCATCTCAAGGTAATCTCTACCATACCTATCATATCCCAATTCATCAAGTAAATAACCGCGTAATGATGGGATACTCATTACTATTTTAGCTATCATTCTATACATAATATTCCCTTTATGTCTTATTCTATACATAATCTTTCATTTAATGCTAATTGAACATAATATTCTATATCGAATTGCACTATGGAAATACACAACACAATGCGATTTAGTCTATATAATTTAATCAAGGTATGCAATACATACCGAAATTAAGCGTGAACCATAGGTGAGAGACCTACTTAACGCAAACGCACAAGTTTGTGTGTGATGTTTACATTTAGGTTGAACTTTTATACCTTAATGGTTCAAGACGGGGGTATTCAACTCCCATTATTGAACGGGGGAGGTTTACTTTAGGTGCTCTACGAACACACAACTAGGGTATAGTAGGGGTTTATGGGCGAGAATAATAACATGTTATAACTTAGGGCGCTCTTTTATGCTTTAGCACCCCCTAGAACCTTTAAATATTTTAAATGCGTGCGAATAAGTATAATATCTGGGTGCTCGAAAGGTTCTTAAAGGATGATATTGCTTTTTTCGGACGTCTTGCTTTGCCCGGTCCAACAGTTGGTGTATCTGAAGTGTAGCAACTTAACTAGATTTGCGACTAGGGCATCAATATTACAAAATATATTTCTTATATCCATGAGCATGCAAAAATTTTTTTTGTAATTTTTATAGAGACTTTGTATATTAGCTAAATAAAGTAATTAATATGATAGTAAGTAACACAGTAGTTAAAAATAGCGAACCTATAAGTAATGAAACATTTGAAACTTATAGAATTCAAGACAGAGCAAACGAAATTATGAAAGCAATTAAGCTTTTAGTTGAACATAATTATACAGTTTTAGATCTAGAAGGAAATATTCTACACAAAGACACGGTAGATAAAGATCCAGATAGTTATCACGATGCTCGACCACGCTATGATTATAAAAGATAAGTAACTGATTTATAAAAACTCTCTATATATAGCATTCTTCTGTTAGTGCTCTTTGATTCCATATATATTTATCATACATTTGAGTCTTAAATATATAAATAAGAAAATTTTAGATCAATGAGAGTAGTAAAACCAGGAGTTGAGTATCAAGTTACAGATTTTGCAGACAATACAAAAAGTCAAACAATAAAATTCACGGAAAAGCTTGGAGGAGAGTTCCAGCAGGGAACCACAAACGAAGAAATCATCAATGTTCTTATAGATAGATTCTACAGTCTACAAAAAAAGAACTTTAGTGCGGAAAATCAATGCATCATACTCTTACTTAAAAATGTAAGACAACTAGTTGCTAAGAGATTATCCAGAAAAATAGAAAAAGTAATTAAGTATAATGAAAGTACAGATTCCAACAACTAATGAAACATTCCTTTTAGATTATTTAAACACTGTAAATGGAATATTAAAGCTTACAAAAACAGAATTAACTGTTTGTGTAGAGCTCATTAAGACAGATATTGATAATCCGTGTTCTAAAGAGAATAGAATTGCAGTTGCTAAAACTTTAAATTGGGGACGAGCCGTATTAAATAATACGATTAAATCTTTAAAAGATAAAAACGTATTAATCTACGATAGTGGTAAACAAATACGTTACACTTTCCACCCTTTAATTTATAATTATAGAAATAATGCAGTTTTGAACTTTGAATTTGTAAACACAGATGGAATTTACCAACAATCAACACGATGAACACAGTGATTACTTTATTGATATTAGAGTTGAGGGGTTGGATAACCTGTTTATGTTTATAGATGTGCAAGAACATCAATTAGCACAAAAAGGAATTGTATTTAATTATCAAATACTTTTACCAAAGTTCGAGCATAATGTATTTATTGTGAGACATTGGATAAACCCATTAGATTATTTTAAATTTGGATTGAAATATGGCTAAGAAAAACTGGTTCGCACCTACTTATAAACTAAATGTAAAGAAAAAAAGACCTGGGATTCACTCGAAGAACAGGAATACAAATCAAAAAAATGGAAAATATTATGCCGGAACAAAATACAGGGGTCAAGGTCGCTAAATACGTAATATCTACTGGAAAGGTTTCACAACCAAAGAAGATAATTATGTCTTGTTCTGAAAAAGATGCAGAAACAGTAGCAAAAAATTTAGGCGGTAGATTATTATATAAATTATAATGGAAAAATACATATATAGAGCAAAACTAGACAGAGTAGTAGACGGTGATACCGTTGATGCTATGATTGATCTAGGATTTGACACGTGGGTAAAAAGAAGAATTAGATTTAAAGGGGTAGATACTTGGGAAAGTAGAACAAGAGACTTAGAAGAAAAGAAAAAAGGACTTGCAGCAAAAGCACGAACAAAAGAATTATTAACAAAGGTTACTAATAAACCTAAGCTATTTAGATTGAAGTCTTATGGTACAGGAAAATATGGTCGTGTGCTAGGAGAAATTTTTATTTCTGATTGTGATGGAAATAAGATGTGTGTTAATGAGTTATTAATAGAAGAAGGACATGCTTATAAATATGATGGTGGAAAAAAAATGGTTTTTAAAAGCAAATGATTAAAGATTATTTAATAACTTTGGAATAAAGTAAATGGCTAAAAACAAATTAAAAGAAAAAATATACAAGGAGATACAGGAAGAAATGGGAGGAGAGTTAACAGAAATTGAAAACATCTGTGAATCTCAATTCGAGTATTTAGAATACATAATGAGAAAAGGCGGCTTTGATAGTGTAAGATTTTCCTATTTTGGTAGATTTCATGTAAATCCAAATAGACTAAAACGAATAAATCATGAAGCTTTTCAAAGAAGACAATTTCAACATAATAATAAATCCGGAAGCTAAGCTTATACCGGAGTTTAAAAAAATTATAACAAGTGATAAAGACAGAAAAAAACGAAACGCACACAGACAACTCTCATACATTTACTTCATGTGCGACTATAGATCACCCTATTCAATATACCCTGAAGAAGAGAGAAAACAAAGACTCCTCAAAGACTTACACTTTAACGAAGACTCTCCAATCACCAACTACGTCAGAGCTGGGATGGACAAGTACAATGAGCTTCAGCGTACACCTACTATAACAAATCTTAAAGCTATAAAGGAAGGATTACTTACTTCCGCAAAAGTTATTAATGCGCTTAGAGAACAAATAGAAAATTCACTAGATGTGGTTGATGGAGATGATGATAGAGATGTAGGATCTATAATGAAAGATGTTACAAAACTTTTACAAGTTTCTGAGCAAATACCTAAAGCAATTGATACTATTAATTCTTTAGAAGAGAAAGTGAAAAAAGAACAAGCTAATGAATCTAAGATTCGTGGTGGTGGAACTAAAGGAATGTTTGAAGACTAATGGCAAAAATAAAATTTAATACAAATTCTAAATTAAAATGTATATGTGGTCATAAGCTACGTATTACAGAAATAAAAGAAGATGGTGTAGAGTTCGAAAAATTTTGTCCGCAATGCGGACGTACAACTTTCGTTGATAGTAATAATAATGAAAGCGGAGGAGATTTTGTTCCTTACGGTGCTGCACATTTTATTTATGAAAATGATGAAGGTAAAAACTTTAGCGGTACTATAGAACGAGAAAATGATCTTAAAGGTTTAAAAGGATATTGTCATCATCAATATGAAAATGGTCAAAGCTTTTATTTAGTAATATCTAGATTAAAAGAAGACGGCACTGTAGATATAGTTAAAAAGGATTATACTCGTCCAGAAAGGTTAGAGAAATAATATGTTAGTAAATACTAGACTATTTAGTGAAGAAGCTTTAAAATTTTCAACTCAAGGCTTTTATTGTGGGGATCCTCCAGGAAGTGCTCCGTATTTTGAGTATTGGTCAGAACAATTAAGAAGATGTCAAGAAGGATACACTGTAGGTGACACTAGAATTACAGGACACCATTATTTCTATTTAAATTTTTGTCAAATAAAACTTACAGAACATGTAGGTGAAAAGAAAGCAGGAATTAAAACTGTTTCCTTTCCTAATTTCTGGGATGGGGATTACGAATACTTTCATGCTTTAGAAAGAGCCGCAGATTTGGGTAAACATTTAATTGTAGCTAAAGCAAGGCGTAAAGGATTTAGTTACAAAAATGCTGCCATAGCTGCAAATATTTATAATTCTAGAAGAAATACTTATACTTTATTATGTGCTCACGATAAAAAATATTTATATCCAAAAGGAATCATGACTATGGTTACGGATTATTTAAATTTTTTAAATGAGCATACAGGATGGCAAAAAAGAAGACAAACTGTAGATAAGATCAATCATAAAAGAGCTAGTTACCTCCAATATATAAATAAACAACCTGTAGAGAAAGGATATAAATCAGAAGTAGAAGCGATTACTTTTAAAGATAATCCAGATGCTGCAAGGGGAAAAGATGCTACATTGGTAATATTTGAAGAGTGCGGAGCATTCGATAATTTAAAAGCATCATATTTAGCAACACGTCCCTGTGTGGAAGACGGTGGTGTAGTAACAGGTCAGATCGTTTTATTTGGTACAGGTGGAGATATGGAAGGAGGAACTATTGATTTTGAATCTATGTTCTATAATCCAGAAGCATATGATCTATATCCATTTGATAATATATGGGATGAAGGGGCACAAGGAAGTGATTGTGGTTTTTTCTTTCCTTCTTATCAAAATAAGATTGGATATATGGATAAAGAGGGAAACTCTTTAGCGGATCAAGCAAAACAAATAGAAGATGCTAAAAGAGAACAATTAAAAAAAGAAGCAAAAGATGCAAGCACCTTAGATAAATATATAACGGAATATCCGTGGATGCCTAGAGAAGCATTCTTACAACAAAGAGGTAATATGTTTCCTGGTGCAGCTTTAGTGTCATGGAGAAATGAATTAATGAGAACAGGACTTCATAAAAAAATGGCAGTTAGTGGAGTGTTAGTAGAAACAACTAATGGAATTTTATTTAATCCTAGTGATAAAGTAAGACCTATAGAAAAATTTCCACATAATAAAACAGATGATACAAGAGGATGTATAGTTATATATCAATCTCCAGGAACAGAAAGAGAAAAAATACCAGATGATTTATACTTTATAGTTCATGACCCTTATGCAAGTGATGGATTTGGTGCTTCTTTAGGAGCAGCTTATGTAATAAAAAGAGTCAATAATTTTTCAAAACCAGATGATATGATCGTAGCCTCCTATGTAGGAAGACCAGAATCACAGGATGAATATAATTATAATTTATTTTTATTAGCTAAGTATTTTAATGCAAGAGTAGGATTTGAAAATGATAGAGGAGAAGTCATTCCATATGCAAAAAGACATAGACTTTTAAATTATTTAATGCCTGAAGCAGAGTTATTTGATAAAACTGATGGAGTACGAATACGTAAATTAAATAGAACATATGGAACTTCTATGGGATCGAGTCATAGAAAGAATCAAGCTGAAATATATTTAAGAGATTGGCTTAGAACTCCTAGAGGTACAAAAGAAGACGGTGATAGAAAGCTTAATTTACATTATATATATGATATAGCTTTAATAGACGAGTTGATAAAATATGATACAAAAGGTAACTTTGACCGCGTTTCTGCTCTATTAGTAGGTATGTTTCATATGAAAGATCTCTATAATAAAGAGATGGAAGAGATATATGAAGAATCAAATAATTCCTTTTGGAATAGGAATTTTTTTCAGTAATTTGTAAGTTATGAGTAGAATTCCGAAACAAAAGATTCCGAGGAGCCGGAAATCTAAACAATGGGGGCAAGATTCAATGGATGCGTTTATAGATCGTAGCATCTTTTCTAGTCAACATAAATCTGCATTGCATAAATTTTATGATGCTTATAATGGAAACATGACCGAGGCAGATTATAATTATGTGATAAATCCATATAATTCTGAAAAGCATAAAACTAAAGGGTTTCCTGCAAAATTACGTAGTTACAATATAATAAAACCAGTAATAGATTTATTAATGGGAGAAAAAGCTAAACGTCCTTTTTCACATCAAGTAGTTGTACGTAATTCTGATATGCAATCTATGCAACAGGAACTTCTTAAAATAGAATTAAAAAAATACTTAGAACAAAAATTCGTAAACGATCTTAATGAAATGGGCGTAGATACAGGAATGCCTTCTAAAGAATTACAAGAATTAGAAACTCTAAAATCAGAAATTATTAGTAATTATAAAGACACTAGGGCTATTATGGGACAAGAGGCTTTAGATTACATGATAGATAGATTAGAATTACCAGATCATTTACAAACTGCATTTTTTGATTGGTTAGTATCCGGAGAAGTTTATTCATACAAAGATATATGTATGGACGAAGTGGAATACGAAATAGTCTCTCCTTTAGATATAGATTATGAAAAATCTCCTGATATCCAATTTATTGAAGATGGCGACTGGGCTGTTAGACGTAAGTTAATGAGTGTAAATGCTATCATAGATTCTTTTTACGATGTTCTTTCTGATAAAGAAATAGATCGTTTAGAAAACCCTTCACAAAAAACCAGCACAGGTTTAATATCACCATTTAATAAAAACTATCCAAACGCTGACACAGAAAGATTTGCAGAAGTACTACATTGTACATGGAAATCTTTTGCACGTATTGGTATACTAACATATTACGATGAAATGGGTCAAGAACAAAGTATGATTGTTGATGAGACCTATAAAGTCGACAAAGAGGCTAATGAGTCTATAGAATATTATTGGGTTAATCAGGTTTGGGAAGGGTACAGAATTGATAATGACATATATGTCCATATCAGACCCCATCAAGTACAGAGAAACGAAATGTCAAATCTTTCAATTTGTAAGCTCCCCTACAACGGAAGAATCTACTCAAATAGACATTCGGATCAAGTATCCATCGTTTCCTTGGGGGTACCCTACCAAATCCTTTATAATATATTCCACTATAGACTAGAATTGTCTATTGCAAAAAATAAAGATAAAATCATGTTAATGGAAATGAATACAATTCCTAAGAGACATGGTTGGGATGAAGAAAAATTCATGTATTATGCAGATGCTATGGGATACGCGTTCATAGATTCGACTGCAGAGGGTAAGAGGGGGGAAAGAGTTTCCTTTAATCAATTCCAAGTTCTTGATATGAGTTTAGGGCAATACATTGCTGCTCAATTTCAATTGTTACAATCAGTTAAACAAGAATGGGAAGAATTAGTCGGAATCTCAAGACAAAGAAAAGGTCAAGTTCATGCTTCAGATGGAATTGGAAATACAGAAAGAGCTGTGTTTCAATCATCTGTTATGACTGAAGAATTATTTAGAAGATTCGATAAATTTACCGAAAGAGAATTTAACGGGTTATTAGATACATCTAAAGCGGCATGGAAAGATGGTAAAAAGACTCAATATATTGCTAGTGATTTTAGAGAAGCTATTTTAAGTATAGATGCAGATTTATACCAAGAAGCAGAGTTCGGAGTATTTGTTAAGAATAATTCTATAGAACAAGATAAATTACAAGCATTAAAACAACTTACACTATCTTTTGCTCAAAACGGAAGTATGCCTTCTACTATTGCTGAAATATTAGATGGAACTAATTTTGCACAAATTAAATCTAAATTAGAGGAGGTTGATAAAATAGAAAAACAACTTCAAGCACAACAACAGCAACAGGCACAACAGATGCAATCACAACAATTACAAGCTCAAGCGGCTGAGAAACAAGCAGAAAGAGATTTCGAAGCATCTGAAAATCAAAAAGACAGAGACAATAAAATAGATATAGAAGAAATGAAAATAGCAGCTAAGGTAATTGATCAAGATATGAATGATAATGGAATCAATGATGCAGTTGATTTAGCTAAAGTAAGACTTGAAAGAGAAAAGCTAGATCAGAAAAGAGAAGAGCAGAAAGATAAAAAAGAAATTGAGGAAAAGAAAATAAAGGTGCAAGAAAAAGCACTTAAGAAAAAAACAACATAAAAAGACTATATATAAAGGTGTGAAATCCTGAATATATTAATATAGAAAACTAGTATAATTTAATTAATTTTGTAAAAAAATGAGTAATAAAGAAAACCTAGATCTATCAAAAATAACTGTAAGTCAGTTATTAGATGATCAACCCGTACCGGAATCTACTGAACCTGTAGAGGAGTTACCTCCTGTAGAGGACAAAGTAGAAGAGTCTACCGAAGAGGTAGAAAATAAAGAAGAGGTGCAAGAAGAAGCACCTGTAGCTGAAGAGGAATCTTCAGAAGAAGAAAGCGTCGAAGAGCCAGTTTCGGAAGAAACAACAGATGCAGCTGAAAACACTGAGTCTCAAGAAGATTTAGAGCCTTCAATAATTCAAGTTTTAAAAGAAAGATTTGGATATGATATTGATGGAGAATTCGGAGAAGATTACGATGGAATCGTAGGACTAACCAAAGCAACAGCTGGTAAAATGGCGGAAGAACAATTCAGTCAAGTATTCGCAGCTTTTCCTGATGTTCAAGAATATATGAACTACAGAGTAGCAGGCGGACAACCTAATGAGTATTTTGAAGTTGCAGCAAAACAAATGGATTTTTCCAAGCTGCAAGTCAATGAAAAAGATAAAGGAATGCAAAGGAAAGTAGTAGAAACCTTTTTAGAAATGCAAGGTTACGAACCTGAAGAAATTCAAGAAGCTATACAAGACTATGAAGATGCTAATATTTTATATAAAAATGCATCTCGAGCTGTAAAGAAAATAGCTACTGTTCAAGCTTCTAATAAAGAAAAATTGCTACAAAAGCAACAAGAAGAAGCTAAACAAGCAGCAGTTCAGACTCAACAGACTTGGAAAGATATCGGAGATATTATTAATAAAGGAAAACTTCGAGATTTTACAATTCCAGAGGCTGATAAGAAAAAGTTCTATAATTGGATGGCTACACCCGTAGATAAATCAGGGAGAAGTCAAAGATTAATAGATAGAGAAAAGTTAGATCAAGAATCTATATTAGCTATGGAGTTCCTTGTATACAAGGGTCTTGATCTATCTAAATTAATTAATACCAAAGCAACCACAAGGCAAGCTGTGAATTTGAAAGCTAAATTAAAATCAAATACACAAACTGCAAGTAGAAGAATGAAGGGAAATAAAGGAACGTATAACAAATCTCAAAAAAGATCTAGTATACCTTCTTTAGATAAGTTATTCGGATAATTTAATTTTTAACTTTAATTTTTATTAATCATGGCAGCAGACAACGCAAAAAAACTTCGTTTATACGAAGATTATTTCAACGCTGAGGGTATGACTGACGAAAACTCGTTAGCGAATGCTCTCCTTACTCAGCCTGATGTACTTTCTCCAGTAATCACTCACCTAGCAGGAAAAGAAGATAAGAGATTTCCTCTTTCTTTTTTAACTGAAGGTCAGGGATCTGTTAAGTACATTAATGACATTGAGTATGACTATCCAGTAATGGGTAGATTAAACAAAGCTGTGCAATCATCTGCTCTAGTTAGTGGTACGGGTGTTAATTCTACAAGATTTAAAGTAAGGTTTGATGAAAAATGGTTTATCAAGCAGTACATTATTGAAAGTGAATCCGGTATCCAAGCAAGAGTTATGGAAGATCCATATGAAGATGGTGCAGGCTGGGTATACACTTTACAATTAGTTACAGCTGATTCTACAGATTCTGTAGGAGGTAGCGACGTAGCAGGAAAGAAATGGGTACAATTATTTGCACCTACAGCTATTTCTGGTTCGGTTGGTAACGAAAGTAACTGGGTAGCTCCATCTAAAATGAGAAATCAAATCTCTCTTATCAGAAAATCTTACCGATATGAAGGTAACATGCCTGATAGAGTGGTTAATTTCGAATTTAATGTTGATGGCAAGAAGACAGCCCTTTGGTATGACTTCGAAGAATATCAGCATATGTTAAGATGGAAAGAAGAAACTGAATACGCTTTATGGTATTCTAAGTACAATAGATCTAGCGATGGAACTATTGCACTAAAAGACGACAATAACAAACCAATTCCAATTGGAGCTGGTGTTATTGAACAAATTCCTAACGTAGATACTTACTCTAGTTTAACAGCAGCTAAGATCAAGTCAGTAGTAAGAGACGCTCTATATGGAGCTTCTGATGCTCAAGACATGAACATAGTTCTATTTACTGGACTAGGTGGTATGGAAGAATTTGACAATGCAATGAAAAGTGAGGTATCAGCAGGATCTTATATTAAGAACACTGATCCTTCTAACTTCATTTCAGGAGGAAGAACAAGCCTTGAATTAGGTGGATTCTTTACTTCTTATAAGCATATAGATGGTCATACTGTAACAGTAAGACATCTTCCTCTATTTGATCACGGTGCAAGAGCATTGAATAGTCCAAAACATCCTGTTTCTGGATTACCAATGGAATCTTACAGAATGATCTTCTTAGATATGTCAACATATGACGGTGAAACAAACGTTCAAATGGTATCTAGAAAAGGTAGAGAGCTAGTAAGATGGGCAGTAGCAGGAGCTTCTGTTCCTCCAGGATTTGCAGGTGGTAACGCACTAAGAGCAAACGATGTAGACGGTGCATCAGTTCACTTTATGAAAGAGACTGGTATTGCAATTAGAAGAGCTACAAATTGTTTACACTTAGAATGTGTTAAATCATAAATTTCCTTTATACAGTAAGTGGAGGAGTTATTAAGGTAACTCCTCTTACTTCTGTATTTTTTTTAATTAATAGTAAATATTATAAACATGAGTTCAAGAAAAGTAGTTATTAAAAGAAAGGCAAATGCAACTAACCTTCCTGATCACGTTTATGCTGAGGCAAAACGTAAAATCGGGTCAACTTTTTCTGCAAACGGTGATACCTTAACAGGTTTATCTTTTGGAGAACAAAAAAAGTATCTTCCTCCTGTTATAGGCGTAGATTCTGCAGATGTTAACTTTCAAAGAGAAGTTAAAAAATATTATCAGAATATGACCGTAACAGTAGAACACGGAGGTACTACCCTAGAAATAGGAGAAGACGAAGATGGTAATCCAATTAATTTAATGGATTTTATTCGTTTTAAATTTGCGTGTGCACATCCACATGTTGCAGAGGATGAGGCAGCAATCAAAACTAACCGTACATATAAATATTTTGTGTACGATACGGAGATAGAGAAGGTGAAAAAACTTTCTAATGTAAAAAGACGCAAAGAAGCATATAAAGAGTTTATTAAATTGACAGCAGACGAAGCAAAGGTTAATCAATTGCTTATGGTTTATGGATATAGTCCTAAAACTATGGATGAGGCACAAAAAGAAATAACTCTAGAAAATGAATTGGAAGGTAATCCAAATCAATTTTTATCATATGCTAAGGATAAAAATATTCAACACCAAGCATTTATTCAAGACTGTATAAGTAATGATATATTGCGAAGAGTTGGAAATACATATTTAAACGGAGATGAGAATATAGGAGATAGTTTAGAGGCAGCTGTTTTATATCTTAAAGATAAGAAAAACTCTGAAGTCTATACTACTCTAAAAGCTCGACTTAAAACTTTTAGTTAATGACTGTAACCGAAATGCACCATGCGGTAGAGCAAGGGCTACAAAAAGTAGCATCTGCTTCCTTTGATACTTTTTTACCAGAGGAGATTGACTTTGCTTTAAACAAGATGCAAGAACGGTTTATTAAACAAAGGTTTTGGAACATATCCGATCCTAAAGGTACTGGTCTTCATGGTTCACAAAAAAGAGCGGATGATTTAAGAATCGTCACAGTATTAGATTATAATGATACTGTAACTACTGCATCTTTATACGCGGATCATGAGGATTTTGACCTTCCTACAGATTATATGTTTTTAATTAACGCTAGAGTAGAAATACTTTATGATGATTGTCAAGTCGATCCTGAATTAATAACTAATGGTGATTTTTCATTAGCTACAGGATGGACAGTGGGTGAGAATGCTAATTGGACTATTGCAAGTGGATACGTTACGCACGTGAGCGGATCTGGAGCTGCTTTTACAGAAGTTCTTCATCAACCTATTAGAGTAAAAAAAGGTAATAAATATCTTATATCTGTAATTGTTGAAGGAGCTACTGGAGGTACTAGTGCTTCTACAGGTAGTTTTACTATATCTATTGGAAATCCAGGAACACCGGGTGAAGGTAATACATCATCTACATTTGATTATTTAGCTCCACCTAATCCAGACAATCGAACTATATATCAAACTACACATGCTACAGTAGCAAAACAGTTTGAATTAGAGGCGTTATCAGATAATGTTTCATTACAAATAAATCCTAGTCAAGATTTTAATGGTAGGATAGATAATATATCTGTAAAAAGAATTATGGAAATTCCTGTACGTATAGTAGAGCCTGATGATGCTTATAATATCTTAGGAAATCCTTTTGCTACATCAACACCAAACAGTGCGGTTGGAGTAATAAATGGTACTTATATTAAAGTTTTTAATAACAAAAGTTATCTATTAAAAGGGTTGAACGCAGATTACATTAGGACACCGGCAGAAATTTCCTTATCTTCGAATCAAGATTGTGAGTTAGCGGATCATACGCACCAAGAAATAGTAGACTTAACAGTCAAACATTTATTAGAAGCTACAGAGTCACAGAGATACCAAACTAACGCAGCAGAAAGCTCGCAAACTGAATAACTTTATTTTTTAATTTTTAAATTTTTATTATCATGGCAAAAAAAAAGGTACTTATTGTCGGAACTGACGCAATAAACGCTTCTGCTGCTTTTCAAGCTAGTAAATTTGGATTCGTTGAAAACGGATCTGCATTCTCTGCTTTAAATAGTGGTGCTCTAAGTTTATCTGGAGGTGAAGAAGATGTTTATGCATTTCACGGCACAGACAACGTAGGTCCTATGAGTGAAGGAGAAGTAAAAAAAGTAACTACTATCTCATACTCAGCAGGAACCGCTCAAGTAATGACAGCAACAATCGTTCTAAACGGTAGCGATGCAAATGTTAGAATTATTAACACTACTGCAGGAACAATGAATTTACCTGTTAAAAACTTTGAAGCAGTAGGCGCAGCTTCTGCAGCAGCAGCAGCTACATCTATTGAAGCTTTAATGGACACTGAAT